CTAGAGTACGAACGTGCCTACGGCGGCGCGGCGATTATTATCGGGGCAAAAGACGGCGCGGCCGATCTTGCGCAACCACTAAACGTTGCATCGGTAAAATCCCTAGACTATCTCACGGTGTTAGAGCCAAGAGAGTTGATCCCGTTTTCATACTACGAAGATCCCGGCATGTCGAAGTTTGGCGAGGTATCACAGTACCAGCTTGCGCCTATCGCTGCTAACGTGTCTTCTCAGATGTACACGATACACGAGACACGCCTCTGTATTTTCCCCGGTATCAGGATCACCCGTGAACGTATTAACGCGGACGGTTGGGGGGATTCAATCTTTAATCGTGTCCAAAGAGTTCTTAGGGATTTTAATATTGCATGGGGCGGCACCGGGATCTTGATCTCCGACTTTTCCCAAGCGGTGTACAAAATGAAAAACCTTGCCAGCCTGATGGCAAATAGCGACGGTGAGCAAACGGTGCAAAGGCGAATGACCGCTATGGAAATGGCGCGATCGGTAGCACGTGCCACGGTAATAGACTCCGAAGATGATTTCGAGCGTAAGACTACATCGGTGATCGGTCTAGCCGAACTCCTGAGAGAGTACCAGGCAAGGCTAGCGGCGGCCGTAGGGTTGCCTGTAACACTTCTCTTTGGGCTATCTCCAGGAGGGATGAACGCCACAGGGGCCAGTGATATTCGTTTGCACTATGACAAGATCAGTTCCGGTCAAGAGCATAAGGTGGTGCCGCATATTGAGAAAATCACTCAGATCCTTTTGAACGTTCAGAAAAAGTCTGATACGTTTTCAATCTCACCTCGTAGCCTCTGGCAAGAGACCGAGCAAGAGAAATCAGTAACGCGTAAGACAAACGCGGAAACTGATGCACTCTATATAGATCGGCAGGTCGTTACGCCAGAGGAGATCGCGCTATCGCGGTTCGGTGGCGACAGGTATTCAGGCGAAACCGTGATCGATTTTGAGGATCGGGAATCTTTGGCCGTGGTAGAAGATGAGTAGGTTACCGCCGGTAATACGGTTCAATACCTATTCGTGTTTGGCCGATGTTCTAGAAGACTTCTCAGAGGATAGCGAAGAATATCGCATAGCGTGGTACGCGCTAAAGACGCACCACTACGTGTGCATAAGGGTTAAAGATGAATAAGCGAGAGTCCAGGCGCGCACTCATGCGCGCACGTGCGCAGATCAGAAAGAGCCAACGTGCCAAACCCAGGCGGATGCCGCGCCAGCTACCGCCACGTGCCATAGAGCGCGAGTACGCTCGCGAACTCGTACGCATTGCCAAGCACACACGCAAAGCTCTAGAGCCCCTCATGCTTGCGCTACCGTCGATCATGTCCAACGTACGAGCAAGCAACGCAAGACTTGACGCAGGACCGGCCACACGTGCAGTAAGTCTTTTGCGACGAGTGAAGAAACGTCTCGTGATTGACCAGAAAGACCTACGCAAGATCGCCAAGAAATTCGCAAACCGCACTGAGAAGTACGCAACGAAGCAACTCACAAAACAAGTAATCGCCGCGGTAGGTGCCGATCCTTTCGTCGGTAACCCTGGCCTGTTAGTGTCTGCTAAGGAGATTTTCCAGCACGAAAACGTTGCACTCATGGAAAATCTGGGCGCTAAGACATTCTCTGAGATCGAGGGCATCGTATTCCGTGGCGTTGCATCCGGTACAGGTGCGTTAGATATCCAGCGAGAGATCCGTAAACGTGTAGCGATCTCAGAGCGACGTGCTAAAGTGATTGCAAGAGACCAGATCAACACGCTCTATGGGGCGGTGAATAAGGCAAAACAAGAATCCGTAGGGATCAGCAGGTTCATTTGGCGCACGAGTCATGACGAGCGCGTGCGGGATGAACACATCGAGATCGACGGTCAAGAGTTTGACTGGGCGACAGGACACCCGATCGAGGGTATCCCGGGATCACCGATCAACTGCCGGTGCTATGCGTCACCTGTGCTTGACGGTCTACTATAGGGTCCTATCAATGTCCCCACAGTTTACGCACCCGCCATAGTTGTCTCGTCGCATTGCTGCGCAGCACCTCGACGTTGTCCTATCTATAAGGTACCGGCAAAAACCTGCACGGTCATCAGGGTAGTCTACTTCTATTATGTGATACATATCCTTACTTGACGTGCCTCCCCGGACGCTAGAGTAATGCCAAGTACTCTCGTGGTTTTGGAAGAAAAGCATACCAAGCGAGGCATCTGCTAACACTTCGTGTCCCTCTGTCAGTGTGGACGTTAGCGATCCGTACCATTTACCGTTCCACTTGTATTGCGTAACTGTGACTGTGGCTCTACTCATCCTTTTCACCTCTCACCCTTCCCGATCCGCCACACGTAGGGCAGACGTCGCGCAGATAAAGCCTCACAGCCTCCCTGATCGATCCCGATACTGTGCGACCATCGTCAAGACGGTCAAGTTTGGCCTCTAGTATAGGCCCCAATCTAATGCTTTTTACACTCATGAGCTACACCGTACTACAAAGAAACACAAAATGATAGCTTGACTTTCAACAAATTGTGGCGGGATCTCCTACTGTAAGCTAGCCTACAGACAATGCCCCAAAGGTATGATCTAGGAACGCTTGAGGCACCCAAGAGATTGGATGACGGCCGCCTAGTGGTCGACGCAAAGCTCACACGCACAGGCGTCTTCCCATACCTGCGACCCGATGGCACCACCCGTTACGAGTACCGCCCAGAGCAAGAGGTGTTCTCCGACGACTCTCTTGCCACTTTCCCGCACGTGAGCGTCACAAACGATCACCCAGGTGAGCCGGTCACAATCCAAAACGCTAAGAGATTCACGGTCGGCATGGTCGGCGGCAACGTCCGCAAGATGGACGGGCACGTCGCAGCGCAGCTTATCGTATTCGATGAAAAAGCGATCGCGGATATCGAGGGTGGCAAGCTTGAAATCTCCTGTGGCTACCGTGCGGACGTCGAGACAATCTCTGGCACATCGCCAACTGGTGAGCATTACGACGCGATCCAAAGCAACATACGGATCAACCATGTTGCCATTGTAGATCGCGGACGTGCAGGGCCCGAGGCCAGAATTAGATTAGACGCCTCTGTACAGATCGCTGATACAGAAGTAAGAAAAACCCCAACAAAAGGCCCAGAGATGGACAAACTAGACAAAGCGCTACTTGACGTAGCACAGGCTCGCGTGGAATTGACGCAAGCGCTCACTCGGGCCGACAAGGCCGAATCCGCTCTTGCAGATATGCAAGGTAAACTTGATACTGAGACGGCACGCGCAGATGCGGCCGACGCAGAAAAAAAGGATAGTGCCGAAGGCTTTAATGCCAAGGTGTCCGCCCGTGTTTTTCTGCTTAAGCAGGCTGCAACGCTGGCCCCCGAAGCAAAGCTAGACGGTAGTGACGTCGAGGTAATGCGCGAAGCACTCAAGGCAGATGGTAAAGAGGTAGACGCCGACAAGAGCGACGCCTACGTGCAGGCTGCTTTCGATATCGCAACTAAGAATATTTCCGAGAAAGCCCACAAGGATGCTCTTGGCGCTGTCAACGGAGGAAAAGACAAGGTTAGCAACGGACTCGACAAAGTCGAGCAAGCCCGCGCTGACATGTTGGAACGTCAAGCAAACGCTTGGAAGGGTAAAGCATAATGGCACAATCCACATATTCAAGTAGCCGCGCAATCGGTTACGAAGGCGCGCTAGCAGATCAGAAAGGTTCTGATATCCACTACATGCGGAACGACGAGGCTAGCGCTGAGATGCGTTTCGGTCACGCTGTTAAATTTGACAGCGCCACCGATGAGTCTAGCGCCAAGATTCTCACGGCCACGAGTGAGACCGTTGCTGGTATCGTGATGAAAGACTCTTACGAGTCTGCGCAACTTGGAGACGCAGGACCGGTAGCAGGTCAATCTCTAAGTGTTATTCGCAAGGGGCGAATCTATGCACGATGCGAGGATGGCTGCTCAGTGGGCGATCGTCTTTTCATTCGCGCAGTAGCCACCGGTGCAGAGAACCCCGGTGCTTTGCGCGCCGCAGCGGACGGCACCGATTGCATCGACTCGCAAGGGCAAGGTCAATGGATGACCAGTGCAGCGGCCGGTGAAATTGCCGTTCTTGACTTCGATTTCTCAAGGGAGCCATAAGACTATGAAATTCATTTACGACAGTACGAACAAACTAGACGCGGGCGAAAACGCTTTTCTCCGTCGCGAGCTAGAGTCTGTGGCCGTTGAGGTCCACGAAACTGAGTACCCACAGCTCAAGGCGCGCTCGCTGATTCCCGTTTCTCACGCCACTAATACGGGCGCGGAAATGGAAACCTGGCAGACGCAAGACGGCGTTGGCAAGTCTGCCATCGCTAAGGGTTATTCTGGCAAGGCCCCGCGAGTTGACGTAGCACTTACCGACGAAAGCCAACGCATCGTTGGCCTTGTCGACAGCTACGGATACAGCTTTCAGGAGGCACGCAACGGTGCTCTTGTAGGACGTAGCCTCGAAGCGCAACGTGCTCTTGTAGCACGTGAAGTCATCGAGACTGATCTCGATAGCCTGATGCTGTTGGGCAACTCTGCCGAAGGCATGGACGGGTTGTTCAACCTTGCCTCTGCTCTTACGTATGCTGTGCCTAACGGTACAGTGTCGGCCGCTCCTGAGTGGGAGGGCAAGCTTAGCTCTGAGATCTTGATCGATCTTAACGCGATGGTTTCGCAAATACGTCTGAACTCCAAGGGTATCGAAGCCCCGAACGTTCTCGCTTTGCCAATCTCATCGATGGCTTTGATCTCTGAGCGAAGCGCTGGTAACAACACGGACACTACGATCCTGAAGTATTTCCTGGCAAACAACGGGTTTATCAAAGAGGTAGTTGACAGCCACTATCTTGAGGACATCGGCGGAGCAAAGCGTGCTTGTGCATTCAGTCGCGACAAGACTCGCCTTGAGGCATCCGTACCACAAGAGTTCGAACAGTTCGCACCGCAGCATGAGAGCTTTGAGACTGTGATCAACTGTCACGCACGCTACGGCGGGCTGAAAGTGTATCGCCCTAAGTCTGTCATCCTGGCATCCAACATCTAACACCGGCCGGGGGCGCGCTCTTGCATTGTGCGCGCTCTCGGTATTTTTCTTAGGAGGGTAAGAGATCATTGTTTATAGTCTGGGCAGATGTAGTATCGCACGCGCCGCAATTAAGCGGCACGGATGCTACCGTGCAGACTGATATCCTGGCCTATGTCAATGAGACGTTAGTGACTGGTTTCTTTGACGGCGAGGACGGCATCACCACACGCCTAGCGCGCATCTATCTTGCTGCGCACTCTGCTACCGCTGCAAGCCTTGCCGTGTCTGGTAACGCAGGACCGGTAGCATCTGAGACGCTTGGTAGCGAGTCACGCTCTTACGCCTCACTGTCGCTCGACAATATCTTGGCGCGTACCGGTTATGGTGTGCAGTTCATGCGACTTTTGAATAATTCCGCAGCACGGGGGCCGTTCGTCCTATGAGTGTCACGGTAAAAGATAAGGTTTGGCGCGACTTGGTGAAACGTCTTAAGAGCAAGTCTTACGTCAAAGTAGGCGTGCTTGCTGCCAAAGGCGGAAACGCGCAACACCTTGGAGACGGTATCACGATCTCTGAGCTTGCCGCTATCCACGAGCTCGGCCTAGGCGTGCCTAGACGATCGTTTATCAAAGACGGCATAGAAAAGAACGAGCGAAAACTACAACCTGTGGTGGCAAAGCTTGCCAAGAAAGTGATCGAGGGCATGCCTTTAGATCAAGCGCTTGGCATCCTTGGCGTAGTCGGAGCGGACACGATCAAGAACTACGTGAAGCTAGGCGCACACGTACCGCCGCCGCTCTCCGATAAGACGGTGAACGCCAAAGGTTCCACGCGACCGCTTGTCGACAAGGGGCCTTTGATCAACTCTGTCACATACGAGGTAGTCAAACGATGAGCCTCAATTCCGTCATTGATCGGTTTAAGACTGGCACGTATACCGTGACACGCG